ATCTAAATTTTTCGTAAGTCCAATGTGAATTAAATACATACCAATCATACTTTCTATGATTTTCTTTTTCAGAAAACCAAGGTGCTATGTTTGGTTGATCATAAGAATTTTTCATCCATAAGATGTTTATCTTATCTGGATTGATTGGCTCCTTCTCAGGAACCGATGTTGTAATTTGGAATTTTTTAAAATAAGAAGGATGTAGTCTTTTTTTTAACTCTTCAAATTGAAGTTCTGTTCCACCTTTTGCTTCCATTTTATTTATTATATTGTTTCCTAATAGAGTTTTTACCTTGTTTGAATATAGAAGCAACCTTTGTTTTACCCATTACTTTAGCTCTTTGTTCGCCTACAGTTAATATCTGTATTTTTCTAGCATAATCTTTATTAACTTTTTTAACTTTAGCTACTGTGGCTCTGGCATCTGCTGGTGTTGCAAATTTTATCTTTACTGTATCTCGAGGATTCTCATCTGTGTAGAGTCTTCTACCAGAACCTTTTGGTTTCTTACCAGTCCCTATTTTTGGATCTGCCATTATTTTAAAGGTTCCTCTCCTTTAACATCAAAACCTTTAGGAATAATAATTTTTACATCTCTTTTAATATCTTTTGGATCAACATTATCTGCTTTTACTTCATCTTCATTTTTGTAAATTTTACCAGTTTTGATATTACTTATGATAGTTTGAGACTCACATTTAATAATAGGCACTTTTTCGCCATTAATAATCGTATAATCGGTCATGTTCTATCCTGTTCTAAAATTGCAACTACACCTGTTATTACACTAGCATGACTTGATGTAATTTTTAATTGATCGTCTTCTTCAAAAACTTTTACCCCAGTTACCAAGTCTGAAGTTTTGTTACTGCCTAAAGTTCTTTTTGAAAAATTAAATGTAGAGCTAGCTGAATTATCTAATATTGAAGCGGTAACAGTCACACTACCAGAGCTCACATTTAAAACCTGAATGCTTTTTATTAACGCAACATTTTCTGCAGGACAAGTATATATAGACACAGCATTGGTTGTTGTTAAACTAAATTGTCTGTTTACAAATTTATTAGCCATTATCTGCCTTGTCGATTATATTTCTTATAACTTCTTTTCTCATTTTTTGAAAGTCTTTTTTTGTGCCTGCGTGGACGCTTTCTAGGCTTAGGTCTTGGTACAAAATTTACAAATTTTCTTTTAGCCATTAGTCATTTATAAAAAAACTTACAGCCTCTATATCATCTTTAATATCTTGTGGATATGTACTATTCAACTTTTGAACAACATTATTAATATCTCTACCAAATTGATTTAAATTTTCAGCTTTATATTCTGTAGTGGCTTGCGCTACTATTTGTTGAATTTTAGCCATTACCTTCTACCTCCTATGTGAACATCTGCTCTAAAAGTTCCGTATCTCCATGTTTGACCAGATCCAGTATTAGCTATTTTAAATGAAGCCGCTCTTCCCCTTGTTCTGGTAAACACTTGTGTGGTTGAAGAATTAACTGTAAATGGTCCTGTAATTAACGCACCACTTGATGATGAGGCTCTACTTT